ACCTTCTGCGCCAACAAATACGCCATTGTCGTCGCCCATTGCAACGCCAACGCCGCCAACTTCTGTGCCAACTGTCCAGTTGTCTAGTGTTACTGCGTTTCCGTCAGTTGCACTAAAGTCTAGGTCTACTGTTGCAAGACCAGTTACGTCAACACCTAGGTCAAGACCCATTGTGCCGCCGTAGTTGTCATTAGTTGTTTCAGCAAAGTCTAGTGAAACTTCGCCGCTAATAACTGGGCCAGGTACTGTCGCATTTTCTGTTTCAGCAAATGCAACGCCAGCCATACTAAATACCATTGCGGTAGATAAAAGTAAATTTTTCATGATTGTTTCTTCCGTTAACTATGAAGGCTGTCTTTTGACAGCCTTTTTTTTGTTCACAATTATAATTATCTTTATTAGGTGTAAATTTCACCAGTCAAAAAAATAATTGTGTATGATGTTGTAAATGTGCAACACCTTCTGTTGCTAGGTGTGTTGCCAACCCCCACGTGCTTAAATTAAGCCGCTAGTGCCATCTCTGGCGCACGATTGTCATTTGCAATTGTGAATTTTGACCAATAACGCAGTCATCCGGTTAACTCCACTTCACTTTCACACCTGTCGATCCTATTTCGACCCCATCAAAAAAGGAAAATTAATACAGAAACAACTATCATTCCTATAATAATCATAGGACATGCAATACTTGTGTTATTGCCTTCGATTGGTGGAAACTGTTCAAAGTCGTTCATAGTTTCCTTTTCCTCTTTTGGTGGAGTCGCCGGGTACCGCCCCCGGGTCCAGAATGTGTCCACGTTGCTTCAACGCTAACAGTTTATTTATACATTACCATTTGGGCATTGTCAAGATCTTTTTTTGACTTCTTACGGCTTCCATTAAACGCAACAAAACTTTACTATCGCCGTCATGTGCATAACCATTTTTTGCTTTAAATACTGATCTTTTTTCGTTTAGTTGTGTAAATTCTTTTCCTAAGAGCTTTTCTAAATATGATAAATCACTGTCACTTAGACTTGCTATTGCTTTACTCACCATTGAGTTTACTCCATGCTTCTTCAAACTGTTCACTATAATCGTAAAGAGGGGCGCCATCGCCACCGTCATACCAGAGGCGTTTAAAATAACCATCTGCACTTGCTACTACTGTATCGAGATCTGCGTTAAGATGACCTTTGACCATAAAAAACAATCTGTACTCTTCTTTATAGTCATTTTTTGAAAGTCGTTTTAACATGTTTACCGTCCTTTGTTGGTAACATTATTATTTACATGATTGTTACAAAGTTGTACGCTAACATTTAAAAATTTAAAACATTTTCAGTTAGATTGGATGCTGTCATTTCAATTGCACGTTCCCATTGTTTGCTAGGAAGTGTATTCCACATTAAGTCTTTAGAATAGTCTAAACTTACCCAACTACTAACACCATTAGTCCTGCTCCCAAGCATTTCACTTTCAAGCTGTCCAGCACCCCATGTTGCTTTACCAACAATAACTCTCCAATATTCTGGAAACTGACCTATATTCATAATATTAACAATACTTTTATCTCTAGTCATTGAAAGACTTGTGTTCATTTGTTTAGTGGCAGGAAGTTTTAAATCATCACTGTGTAACACAACAGCCTGGTTAGCGTCAACTGGGCCACCATAAAATATAGGTATATCAACAGCAAGGCGCATACCTTTTCTTAAACGGTGTGTTACAGAATCATCAGAAAGTTGCTTATTAATAATCCAGCCAGATGCACCATCACCAGTATGATTGTCAATATAAATTACACTTTTGTTGAAAGTGCCACCTGTAATTGTTGGCAAACTAACTAAAAACTTGTGTGTTAAATTCATTTATATTCCATTTCAGTTTTTATCTCGTCACCATCTCTGTCATAAGCAATACCCAATGCTAGAGATTGTATATCTTCAATCAATATATTACAGGCAGTTTTATCATATTCTTCTTCTACTAAGCCACTGTATTGATTACGCAGTCTATGTACTAAAACTGCCTTATCTTTCATAACATTAATTCGTCTAATCAAATCTTCAATACTGTGCTGCATAATGATGTACTCCCACTATACGTATTTATATACACATCTGATACAATAAGTCAAGAAAAAAGGCAACCTATACAGACTGCCTTTCAGTTTTTTGTTATGTGTCGATTAAAATCGATTCTTTGTTAAATTACTTTACAATCAAATGTAGATTTTGCAATTTGCACCGGAACTCCGCCATTCTCAATACATGCTTCTTTCCAATTTGGTTGATTAAATTTCTCAAACACTGCAAAAAATCCAACTCCAATACAAAAAAGTATTAATGTAGACATTGCAAAAAATGAAGCGACTCCAACTTTGTCAACTATTTCTTGGGAGGCTGTTGACATTGTTAAACCGCAAACATTAATAAAAGTGCTACTAAGAAACTAAAAATTCCCAAGGCTTCTGCAAAAGCTATACCAACAAACATATTGGCAGTTTGTTCAGTTGAGCGATGCGGCATCGATAGTGCTGCATTTAGAAATTGGCCTACAATTGTGCCAACTCCAATTGCTGCAAGACCCATGCCCATGCATGCCAATCCTGCACCAATAAATGCTGCCATTTGTGCTATATCACCTGTCATTGCGTATTCTTTTTATTTCCATCATACATTGTTTTGCTTCTTCGTAATAGCCTTGGCGAGCAAGTTCTGATGCTGCTCTGCTATAACCGATGATTTCACAGGTATTATATAATCCTGTCCAAAAACCTTGTAGTGGTGCGAAGGTGTATTTCATTACTGTATCCATTACACCCATCCTTTCAAGTTTTCATTAGCATCTGTAAATCTTTTAAAAGATTTATCTTCATGAGCAATTGCCCAAATATCTCCACGTGCGATACCAATGTCGTTTAGTTCGTAATCGTTTAGTGCTGATAGTTCTTTAATTGTATTACGAACACGTCTTCTATATTCTATTTTTGCTTTTAATGAACAGAACCAGTCTGTTAATCCGCTAAAATCTAGCCAGCTTGCGGCTGCTAATACGTATTGTGTCATATTTTTATCTCTCTATGTATGTAAGTGTTATTGTGAGTATTAATCTCACAACATTATTTAACACAAAAAACCAACGAAATCACTCAAGTTTTTTGCATTGTCGACATGCATGTCGTGCATATCTAAAATTTTATACTAAATTTCTGTAATCTATTGGGCGATCGTTAATCATGCAATCCATAACATAATTTTGGTCACTTTGGCGAAACTCTGCTTTAACATATGTTTCTAATGATGCCATATTTTTAGTTGATCGTGGTAAATTGACCGCAGTCATCACTACACGACCAAGCGCATTTGCTAACTTTGTCATTATTTTATTCCTTATTGTAATGATGTTATTAGGGGACAACCCACTTGTCTTTTCAAGTTGTCAGGTAATATTTGTAACCAGTTTATTTATCACTGATTAAATAATGTACGGATACTTTCAGGGTCATCTAGCGTGTATGGCGATTTAATTTTACTTTGTAATCTACCTTGGCAGCGATAGCCAGCACCAACAGTGCTAACGTCAAATGCTTTGTTAGGTTTACTACCGCTTGGTCTAAATCCAAATTCAATTTGCATCGCTGCTTCTAGTGGAGGGACACCTAATCCAATATCATCTTTACCTAAGTAAAATAACCCGGCGCCGCCTAGCTGAATATAATACACACCTTTTTTATTGTAGTGTTGAACAATAGCAGTTACATTTTCAAACTGAACACGCTCATTGAACGGACGTACTAATCCTTGAGCTGTTGCGGCTGCCCATGCAGTTTTTTCAACTGATCCAGGCGGGATAGCAAACTTTAATGCTGCATGTAATTGTACAGGTTCTTGTTGTTGAATAAACTGTAACCATTTTACCATGGATTCTTTTTTACTTTTTGCTGCTTCAATATAATATGGAATAGCAGCAGGATCAACTGCTTCTTTATTAACAATTTCATAAACGTCACGCTCAAAGTCGCAGCGTACACTAGTACCGCCCATTTGATCTTTAGCACCACTTTTTACTTCGATGTTAAATGCTTTACCGTTATATACTGCTTCAATATCTCCAGCGCCTTGGTTACTAAAACCTGCACTAGTATCAGCTTGCCATTCTAACCCAGCTACATTTGCTTGAGTCATAGCATTAAGTACAGCGGCTTCATATGCAAGTCCGCCGTCATTACGACCTTCAGTTGTTAATAATTCTATTGCTCTCATACAACTATTTATTACATCTTAGTTGTAGTAGACTCATATGTACGGTTGAACTGATTGTTAACACGAACAAAAGTTGTACACTTGCTAAGTTGCTTCAGTGTAGGTGCACCAACATATGTACAAGTACTGCGAACACCACCTAAGATGTTTTGTATTGTACGTGCAACCGCACCACGATATGGAACAAGTACTTCACGTCCTTCACTACTGCGATAATCTTTAAGACCACCAAAGTGTTTAGTGTTTGCTGCGTCACTGCTCATACCGTAGAACTGTACAAACTGTTTTTCTTCGTAAACAGACTCAAAGAATCCGTCATCTGTTTTAGTTACTTCATTAGTTTCGTAAATCTTAGTAATAACTTCGCCACCGCCTTCGTCGTGTCCTGCAAGCATACCGCCAAGCATTACAAAGTCAGCACCTGCAGCAAATGCTTTAGCCACATCACCAGGACAAGTACAGCCGCCGTCAGCAATAATATGACCGCCAAGACCGTGAGCGGCGTCTGCGCATTCAATAACAGCAGATAGCTGAGGATAACCAACGCCAGTTTGGATACGAGTAGTACAAACGCTGCCAGGACCAATACCGACTTTAACAATATCTGCTCCATTTAAAATTAACTCCTGTGTTTGATCCGCAGTAACAACATTACCCGCAATGATTACCAAGTCTGAAAAGTTTTGTCGTACTTTGCGCACATGGTCTACAAAGTGTTCGCTATAACCATTTGCAATGTCGATACAAACATATTTCAGTTTGTTGTTTACTGCGGCTTTTACTTGCACAAGTTTATTGTAATCGCTATCACCTGTGCCAATGCTCATTGCTACGTGTCTGTGACGTTCATGCAATCCATCAAAATATTCGATTAGTTCTTCTGCAGTATAAGTTTTAACTAGACAAGTGAAGATTTCTCCTTCAGCAAGTTTGTCAGCTATTTCCATAGTACCAACGCCATCCATGTTACTTGCCATAATGGGTGTACCAAAGTAGTGTACATCATGTGCATTGTCAGGAAAATCTGGTTCAAAGTTTCTAAACGTAAACTTACGATTCAAATCAACTTCACGTCGTGATTTTAGTGTGCTACGCTTTGGCCTAATCAGAACATCGCTGTAGTCTAATAATACTTCATTTTCAATTCTCATGATTTACTCTTCTTCTAAGTCAAAAGCAAGTGGAAACCCATTTGCTCTACTTGCTATTGTAGCTTCGTGAACTTTTTGTTCAGCAATTTCATAACTGTATATACCTGCAACTCCACGTCCAGTGTTATGAACTTCTAAGGTTATTTTCTCTGCTTCAGCAATAGATTTGTTAAACACTGCACCCAACAATTCTATGACAAACTCCATAGGGGTCTGGTCATCGTTAAGCAAAATAACTTTGTACTTGCCTGGCGATTTAAACCCAATTGTTACGTCTTCTTCTACTGCTAATTGCGTACTCATTTATCTACCTTGGTTGGATCAAGGGGGCGGATCTCCGCCCCCAAGGTGTTAACTTATTTGTTATATTCAATCGCAATTTTGCGAGGTTTTTTCTCTTCTGGAATAATACGCTCTAGTTCAATATAAAGCATACCATTTTCCATACGAGCGCCTTGTACAATTACGTCTTCTGCAAGGGTAAAGTGGCGTTTAAATTTACGCTGCGCAATACCTTTATGTACCCAACGAACTTCTGGTTGTTCAACCTCTTGTGGGTCATGACTAATTGTTAACACACCGTCTGCGACCTCAATATCAACATCTTCCATACGTACTCCGGCAAGTGCCATTTCAATTTGGAAACGCTCATCCTCTTGAACAATATTATATGGGGGGTAACCAGCGTTACCTGAGTGCTCAACGTATCTAAACATATCGTTAAACAGTCTGTCAAATCCAACACTGTGAGGGGTGAGTTTATTAAGATCGATTGTAGTTAGTCTTGTCATTTTGTTTCTCCTTTTAAAAGCAAGATTAATGTATGGACCCATCATTGGCATCCACATTTTATTTATGTTGGGAGGCTAACCGTTGGCCTCCCACGTGCTTATTAGGTAGCAACCCCATTCTTAAAAATTTGTGTACTGTATTTCTTATCGTCTTTACACATGTTTCAGTGCGGCGTCTTCTGCCTTTGCTTATATAATATAGTCTTTTTGTTATAAAATGTCAAGTACCTATTACCAATTTTCTTGATTTTTTTCTTGTTGCTTTAACCAACGCTTACGAGCCGCTGCTTTTGCTTTTTTCTTTTTTAGACTTGGTTTTTCATAGTACTCTCTTTCACGAACTTCTTTTAACAGTCCGTCATTGTTAACCATCTTTTTTAGCTTTCGCATTGCACGATTAACATCATTGTTATGTACTTCTACATACAATCCTTTATTATTTTCTTGTCTTGGTTTTCTACCCATTTTTCCCTCGTTTTACAATTCCTATCAATCTATTTCCATTCAAACTAGGCTTTGAATCCCATTCTGTTTCTTCAAGTGTTTGCACAACACGATCTAGTATTTCAAATCCTAGCTGTTTATTAGCATTTTCTCTACCACGGAAACGAACCATAAGTTTAACTTTATTTCCTTTTGACAAGAATTTTTCTATATTTTTAAGTTTTGTTTCGAAATCATGATCACCAATACCCGGTCGGAACTGAATTTCTTTAACTTCTACACGACTTTCTCGCTGCCGTTTGGCTACTTCTTTTTCTCGTCGTTTTTGTTCGTAAAAGTATTTATTAGCATCTAAAATCTTAGCAACAGGAGGATTGGCTGACTCAGTAATCACTACTAGGTCTAATCCTCGACTTTCTGCAATATTTAATGCTTTGTTTTTATCCATTACACCTAATTGACCACTGTCATCAACCACACGTAACTCTCGATATCTTATTTGCCCATTTACTGGGGCTTTTGGTTCCGGCTTAAATTTGCGCATAATTTCTTACGCTATCGGGGTTGTTGGTTTTCATTTAATCTCCTTTTATAACAACTCTTGTTCGCTACCAAGATTTGATAGCATTATATGTAAATAGTCATCGAGACTTTCATATATAGTATATCCGTCTTTCATTGAATTAAAGAGTTTTGCAACATCTTTGTTTACATTCTTTCCACTAATAAAAACTTTATTTGCTGGATGTAAAATAGATGCAATCAACCCAATTTGGCTAATCGTATCTAGATCAATAAAGACGTTATCACTAAAATGCATTACACTTAATACCCAAGCAATATTATTGCTATTAACTTCTCCGGCAGGATGGTATAAATTTACCGGTACAGTTTTAAACATGCGCTCTTGCATCTTTGCGACTTCTTCAATAAAGTTTTCATCCGTACTTAAAGTAGTAATACTTGGACCCGACTCTATCAATTGCATGTCGGGAGGTGTAATAGTATAAATCGAGTTTTCTCTCATTTAGTTTACTCTTGAAATGGTTTCGGTGGTGCTAATTTTCCATCATAGCCATCAGGCCATATAACTTCTCGTTTAGCACGTTCTTCTTTTGTTAGTTCTTCTGTTGGTCTTGTATCAGTATACGGGTCATATTTGTCTTTGTCAACCTTTTTATTGTCGGGTTTTGGTTTAATGGTATTATACATTGGTCCAGGATTTTTTATTCCTGCGGCTGCGGCACCAGTATCTTTCCATTTATCTGCAACTTCTTGTAACTCTGGTAATATGCTTTCCTGTATTTCTTCCTCTTTGGGTTCAATTACAGGTTTAGGCTTTTTTGTTGGTGGGGGAGGTACTCTTGGCGGTAGTCCTCTATCTGCTCTGCGCCATTCAAATATGTACTGTGCTGCAATCAGTAGTGCAACTGCTAATGGATCAAACACAAATATAATAATAAGTATTACCCAACGTACTGCATCTTCTAATACATCTCTATCTGTATCACCATACACAAACTCTGCTAGATACTTAACCGGTCCAACTTCTGCTTCTAATTTACGTGCTTCTGCTTGTAGTGCAAATTTACGAGTTGTAATAGCATCTATTTCAGCGTTTGCTTCACGTATGCGAGAATTTTGTTCGTCAATGATAGCATCCAAGTCTGCATCTTCGCCTATTTGTATTTCAGCACGTAGACGTTCAATGACAGCTTGTGCTTGTGCAATTTCATCTTCTGCTAGTTGACGTAGTCTTGCAATTTCTTCACGTGCAGCAATAGTTACTGCATTATCTGCATTACGTAGTTCAGTAATAGTATCTTGTGCTACACTGCGATCTTCTCTGTTAGCAGGAATGTCTCTATCCAATACTGCATCAATTTTTGCTTGTATGTTGTCACGCTGTGTTTGTAAACTACTTGCTGCGTCTGCACGAATACGATCAATTGTGTCTAATAGTCCTTGCTTGCGTTGTTGTACTGCTTCAGTTTGGTCGCCACGTAAACTTGTTATAAGTCCTGTAAGTCTATTACGTTCTTGTGCAATAACATTTTGTGCTTGAGCACGTAGTTCTGTTTCTTGTGCTTGTAGACTTGCAATACGATCTTGTTGTGCTGTTACCCATGCTTCTAATGCTCTGCGTGTGTTGCCACCAAATAGTCCGTCACTAGTAACACCAATCACTGCCTGTCCTTCACGAATCTTATCACGTTCGGTACTTTGTAGTTTGTTTGTTGTAACAACAATCGATTCTTCAATTGCAGCAATTTGATCTTTAAGTGTATCAACTGCACTGTAATCTGGTTGTAGTTCTGCAATACGTGCTTCGTATGCTGCAGCTTGTTCGTCTAGTCTGGCAATGTCTGCATCTAATTGTGCAATTTGTTCTATATAAGGCTGTACTTGTTCTTCAACACTTGCTACATTTGTATTAGCGAGTTCTGTTCTGTACTGTTCTACCAGTCCATTTAAACGTTCTAGTTCAGCATCCAAACTGCGAATTTCGTCTTCATAAACTGCGATACGTCCTAGTAATGCTATTTCTTGTGCATTAATAATACCTTGTTGTTCTTCAATACTAGGCTGACGTCTTGTATATGCACTATCAATACGTTCTTGTTCACGATCAATTTTTTCTTGAATACCAACATCTTCTTTATCAGCATCTGCTTCTGCTTTTACAATACGTTGTTCTGCACGAGCAATAATTTCATTTTGGCGTTCAATTTCAATATCCATTCGCCCTAATACTGCTACTTGCTCTTGTGCTGCGGCAGTTTGTTCAATATGTGCCTTTGATAAGAATCCAAAAATACCCATGCTTGTAATAAACATAAGAACTAGTACAGCAACTCCTAAGTATAACCGCATCCACCAACGTGCACGATTCCAATAACGGTGTAACCAAACAGCCGTTACTAGTTTACCAATTTCAAGTGCGCCGCCCATAATAATGATAGGAATGGCTGCTGCCGCAAAGATAGCAACCAATCCAGCCACACTATAATATATTGCAACCGCACTAATCGTAAGAGCGACAAGTAATGTCAATAATCCAAAAAACATAATTTAATCCCCGTATCTTGTAGCAAGGCCTTCATCAATTAAAGTTTGATTTACGTCGATACGGTTTTCATTTTCGTCTAAAATATAGACATATCCAAGAGTTCTACCAGCCTTGCCACGCTTGTTCATCACAGTGTTGCAGTAGAATTCTTTTCCAACTAATTCAATTAGTCGTTGTCGTGCACTTAATGCACGTTCTTTTTCTTTTTCGTCAAAACTTCTTAGATCAGGAGAAGTAATGCCATGTAATTTAATACGTTGACGAACTAAAACATTGAAGCCTAAATCAACTTCAGCATCAATTGTAGTACCATCAACTACTCTTACTGTAAAACATTTATATTCGTACATAGTGTTAATCCTGATTGGGCTTTTGGTCAGCCAACCATTCTTTTGCACGACGATCACGTGGGGGCGAATTTAAAAACTTCTGTACATTTCTGTATACTTGTCTAAAGTTTTCTTCACGCTCTTTATTTTCCTGCCCCATTGTATTATCTACAACATGGAAGTTAGCAGCACCAAAAACTTGCTGGAATTGCATCAAGTTCTGCTGAACTGTATGCCACATGTTTTTTACCATTTCATCTGGTATTCTGCGAGCTCGTTGTCTGTTTAATCTTGTTGCTTGTTCAAGGCTAGTGTTTACCATAATCATCATTGTGTCATATCCCAATGATTTTAATGCTTCACTATCTTTAGCTACTTTATCAACATCTTTCCCTGTGCCATCAATTACAACACCCAAGCGTCCATCCAAATAGCTTCCACGTCTTTTTTGTGTTAGTTCTTTAGCTCTGGCACGTGTTTCTTGACCTTTTGGACTTGCAATAGTTTCAGGATCGCTCATATCCATATTTTGCTTATACATCAAGTATTCATAAATTTCATCACTATTAATAGTTTTAAGGCCAGTGCCACCTAGCATCTTTCCAGCCACGTATGACTTTCCAGAACCAGGGCCACCAGCCATGAATACTGCTTTAAAAATATGAGGGTCATTTGGACCCTCTTCTATATGTTGTATTACTTCATCTATTCTCATGCATATATTTATGCAAATATTGTATTAATCCCATCGATAAAACTTGTGTACTCCAATACTACCAATAAGTGTCATATCACGAGCCCAGCGTGGATTTACATAGTGTGCGTGATAGTGTGTTGCACCTTCAGTGAGTCCACGAAACTCGTCAAACTTCATGATCCGCCATGCAAGTGTTTGTGCAGCAATCCATGCATCTTGATCATTTGGACGATCTACTTTACCGTCGCAGTACCAACTAAACTGGCACTGGTTACGAATCATATTACCGTTACTATCAGTGCGTCCTTGTTTAACAACTTTGCATACTGTATTAGGATAACGTGTATCACGCACACGGTTTAATACGACATCACTTACAGCAATTTGGTCTGCCATACTAGACCCACGTGCTTCATAGTAAATGTTAAGTGCCATACAATATGTTTCGGGAAATACATCTTCACTGTATCCGGAAAAGTTTTCAGACGCAAATAATGGTGATGCAAATACTGCTAGTGCAATCACCAAAAAGATATTGTACACACTGCTCAGTGTATTAATTAGAAAGTTTTTCATTTCTGCCTCATTTTTTTGGATTGATTATAACTGTCCAAACCTGATTACTTTACGGACAGCACCTCGATCATCGAGAAGTTTAACTTCGCCGTCTTTAACTTGTCCTTGTTGTGTCAAGCCGTGACGATCTTTTACTTTATTCCGCATATGTTGGATCGCTGCATTCTTAGATCCAAACAGCTCAAATTCTTTCTTTACACTACCATGTGCATTATATTCAATAGTTGCAATTTCAAATGTTGCCATGACAAACCTCCTAATACACATATAATATAGTAAAAGTATTTAAGTTTGTCAACCCCAATCTTTTCGATCACCAAGCATTTCGTTGTATTCATAACCTGCATAATATGCATCAATCTGTTCTTGTGACATATTATCACGTTCAATCTTAGTATCATGTCCAGTACCGGCTGGCCAATGATGGGGTTGTGGTACACGACCATAGTAACTATCAGCACTACCACGATCAAAAGGCCCGCCGTGTTCCATAGTTGGATTATCATCTCCCCAAGTTACATCATATTGAATACCTTTATACTCAAAGTATTCACGCTCTTTTTTAGCAAATTTTGCTTCGACTTCTAAAGGAAGATTTTTCATACGTATTCACTCCAAAATTCGTTCCACATTTCGCCAACCATTTCTTCAATGTCAGCAACTTCAATAAAAGGAACCATTGGCTTTCCAAGACTCACTGCCCGTTCCATAGCTTCAGAAACATGTTCTGAATCTTTTATAATTTCAGCAACCTGGTCCCAGTATGCTTCTTCAATTGACATTATCCAAGATTTAGTACCACTCATTATACATTCTCCACTTCTTTAAAACCCATCATTGCAACACGGTAAGTTTTACCGTTAACTGTCATGCGATCACCCATCATAGTTGAACGCTGACCCATTCCGTCCGGACGATTGTAAAGCACAGTAACGTCATCATTAAAGTCGCCGTTTTCCATTGTGCTACCGTCACGCAATGTAAATTCTGTTTCTTTGATGCTCCAGGAGCCCATTACATTGTTTGTGTAACGATATGCATACTCTAGTGCTTCTTCAACTGTGTCATGATCGCATGTTACTAACGCAACATCACGGAAGCCTTCTACGTCTCCTGTTTCTGAATTTTGGATCATATGTTGAACAGTAATTCTCATTGTGTGTCTCCTTAACTTACACTATCATATTAAAACCAAAACGTCTTGGTGTCAACAACTTTTTTCACTTTTTTCGATATTTTTTTCTTGTTCTTTTAACGCATCAAAAAGTGATTTAGGAATAACACCAAGTCCAATTTCACGACGTGGTGCGCAATAATCAGCATATGTTTCGTATGCAACTGCTTCTTTTAGGTAGCTCATTGACATGTTGCTTTCCTTCTTGTTACATATATAATATAATGACTAAAAACGCCAGAGTCAAGCCCTGGCGCAAAAAAGGTTTTGTTAGATATCAATAGCTTAGAATTTTTTTTCCAAGTCCAACCACTTTTCCCAACTTGGATGTCGTAATTGAATATCCATTTGCTTACGTTTTCTAACCAATTCATAGTACCCTGGCCTATGTGGATTATACGTTGGTTTAATGTCAGTACGATTTCCTTTGCGGCTATTGCACGGATTGCAGGCACAAACACAATTTGTCCATGATGTTTTGCCGCCACGACTTATAGGAAGTACATGGTCTATAGTTAGTTGATTTTTAGGAAATGTTGTTTTGCAATATTGACAGGTGTATTGATCTCTTAGGTATAAGTTGTTTTTGCTGAATCTAGGGTTTCTACTTCGCCGGAGGTAATCTTTCAGCATTATTACCGCCGGCACCCTCGTTTCCCACGAGGGGCTCCGCACCACCCAATCGTCATACCATTCCATAACATTGCATTTATCATGATACATGTACATGATTGCTTCTCTCCACTGAACTGCACTTAGTGGGAGATAGCTAACTGGTTGTCCGTCAGCATTTAATACGAGTGTGTCACTCACCAGTTGGTTCCTTATACCTTATGTAAATTATTTATTGTCGTTATCAGGAAACAGAGAAAAATTTGGTTGAAAATTGTAGTCTTGAGTATACGTAAATGTCAAACCTTCACGCAAAGATTCAACCAAGTTTTCTCGCATCCAATAATCATGTACATCTTCGGGATTGCATGGATCATATGCATTATCCAACATGTCTTGAATAATTACTGGGTCTTTGATATTACTACGCAGACGAATCCTGGCCGATTGAAAATCGATTACATTATTCATCAATCGCACTCTGGAAATTTGTATTCTACAATTTTGCGAATTGTTTTAACTGAACCGTTTAACTTTTTTTCAACATACTCTTTGGGTTCTTCTGTGCCCCATTTGTGAATTGCAGATTTTGCAAAGTTAAAAATTTCTCGTTTATTGCTTGATAAGATTGTCTCACGGTAATCGTTATCTCCTATACCTTCTAGATATCTTAATGCATAAACTGTTATATCATCTACGCCTAATGGTACTGCTACCTTTGCCAAAATTTTTCTGCCGTCGCCGTTATCTTTAGATCTCATTGTTTTGTGCCTTTCTGTGCCAATATAATATGTCTTCACGTGCCATGACATTTCGCCATGACACCTTACTTGTAAGTAAGATACTATGGCAAAACGACTTACTTGTCAACCAAAAAAGGTTGCTTTCCTTCATTTTTATTTATAATTCAACAAATTCTATTTTAATACTCCAATTAACTGGATTACTGTCACCACGAACTTTTATTTGGAAATCGTTACCATTTATTTCAGTACTTGTATTCCATCCTAGATAAGTTACTGTCCAGTCACCATTTGTGTCTGGAGATACATAACTTGATGCTGATGCAGCAGAAATAGGAGAATTTGCTGTATATACAACTAAATCATATTCTACTATATCATTTTGATTATACGCACTTCCAGGTGACCATGGTGTTTCTAGAACATCTTGTGTTCCACGCTGATAGTCTATTCTATTAACTGCACCAACTAAACTTGCAACACCAGTATTATTCTGTACTACTCCTTGTAGTTTCCAAGCTCGTTTAGTTGTTGTACTGTTACCTGCTAGTACATAGAGTTCATAAAACCATGTTTTATCTGTTGCTGGCTGCAATGTGTCGCCATTAAATGTTACATTAGTTGCAACACCGTCAGTTGTTTGTAATGTTGTTGTTCTAAGGCCAGGTATATCAATATCAACTGTGTCAGTATTTTCAGTAATATTCAAATTATTGTTTATATTTGTCAAAGTTTTAAATTGTAAATCATTAACTGCTCTAGATTTAAAAACGTCAGCCCCGCCGCCAACATTGGAAACTGTTAAACTATCCCCAATTGTTATATCGTTACTATTTTGTGTAACTGTGATTAGTCCACTGCCGTTTATCTTTCTAAGTTCAAACTCATTACTAACATTGCGCTGTTTAAAAACTTCTGCACCAGTACCAATATTAATAATAGTAGTTGATTGGCTACTAATGTCTTGAGTTGTAGCTAAATCTTCCCAAGTGTTTGTGTCAGAATAAAATGCTTCAATATTGTTACTTGCTGAATTATATCGTAACATTCCCCCAGTCGCTACTCCTGGTCGTTGATTGTAATTGCCAATTGGCATAGTAAATGCAGCGTTTCCTGGTAATACTGGATTGTCAGCAATACCAATAATTGGATCCCCGCCTGCACCACTGCCATTGGTTACTGTAATTTCGTTTGTTGCTCCAGTTATAGTTCTGGCAATTGCTGTGTTTCCATCTTTTACAACAAACCCGTAACTACTAAGTTGATTGACACTATTTCCAAAAGCAGTAAGTGTTACACTACTTTGTTGATAATCAGAAATTGTTCCAGTGTTAAATTGGGCAGTATCTTTGCGAACAAAAACTGTTAAAATATCAGTACGCACAACAATGTCTAAACTGGATGCATTAAGTGCAAGCTGAGCTGCTTCACTATTGACCAAATAAACATTTGCGCCGCCACCTTCATTAATTGTAATACTTCCACCTTCTGCTGTTTGAGTATTACTCGTCGTGCCTCCTGTTGATGTTTGTAACCCTCCAGCTGCCCAACCAGGACTGTTAGGAACAGTTGGCGTTGTGCCATCACTAGTTTGTTGTTCATGTTGAACATAATTTGTAGTATATCCAATGATGTTTCCACAATAATCACGTACTGGTATTTGATTATCAACTGTACTTTGTGGATCATCAGCTTGTGCTAGTAAGTCTAATAATTCTTGATCAAACAATAGTTCGAAAATATTTGCATACTCAACAGGTTCTCCACCAGAAGAAGCACTAATAGGATTTTGTCCTTCTGTACCTCCAAATGACGTTCCAGGTCTATAAGTTACAGGATACCCAGCTAATCTATCATATAAACTTTTCATGCTTGTAACTAAACGTGCATTGTCAGCAATACTTCCGTTAAACGGATTATGCATTACACCAATTTCACTATTACAACCAGGATCTGGTGCTGCGAATTGGCTACCACCAAGTGCATATGCACCTTGAATATTGTTCTCAAAATCGATTAGATTCTTAATGCCAGCCGAAACACCCTCAATATCTGATCTGATACTATCAATTACACTTTGACTCAAGTTTCCTGCGTTAATAGCGTCTATGTTATTAGCAATATTACCAAGTATACCACCATTGAATACGTTACTACTAAAGCCGCCAGTACCAATACATGCGCAAACTTCTCCAGGAACAATGCTACCAATTTGGTCAATTAAGTTCTTACCAGCACCAAGAAAACTTCCAAATGCACGTTCTAGCATGTTTGGAATAGCAATAGGATCAACAGGTGCGCTACAGAAGTTAATCATGTTAGCAACGTTTTGTGCTTCAGCTAGGACACCATTTAACCTTCCCAATATGTTGTTTAGATTTGTGTGATCCATAAAATCATTCATTGCACTGTCTAGTTGAGACAATGCATCATATAGTTCACCTTGTAATTGTGGAATTCCTAGTAGTGCTTGTATATTTGCACTTAAACAAATTTGTAAATTTGGAAGTTTAATACCATTTCCACTTAAAACACCACAAAGTAATTCTCTAAGTGTAAAACTATATTCTGCCTGTGCAACAATGTTAAGATTGGCGTTGCCAAGTGCAGTTGTGCCACTCAAATGGTGTCTAGCATCCAAATACTGATTAGCGTCTTGCAAACCATTCTTAAAATCTGTATAGTCTACCATATTAACCTCCGGCTCTCACATCGCCACTTGCACTAGTTGCTCGTGGAGTACAATGTGGAGGACCTACTGTAGGACATAACGAATCTGGAGACGCCGGATCATTTAATATAATAATAGGTTTGCCGCCTGCTCTTGTTCTACCAGAAGTAAGAGTTGCACGAAGTGATCCCCCTCCGTGTGAGTTGGGATCTCCTTCTGTTGATATAAATTCGCCGTTTACTCTTACATTGTTCACAGTTGCACGGGTTCTTGCACCACATGCTCTACTGTCATTATTTCTGTGTATGAAGTTTGCCATACACGTATTTATTAGATAAGCAGACTGCTTTCTGTAGCAGTTGTTAGCCCTGTTGTGCTTTGCATATAGCCATCAGCAATACCCTTGTGTGGTTTGCTTACTGCAACAATTTGACTTTTACTAATAATTACTGGATCACTAGCATGAGCATCAACACTCATTAACCAAGGAATAAGCATTGCTTTTCCGTCAGTTGGGTTAAGCGTAAGCACAGTTGGCTTTACTACTTTTAATTCGCTACCAGTGTCTACGTCGAATCTTGCAACAATTTCTTCTCCTGTACTGAGTTTAATTGTAACAACATCGCTTTTTTTAAAGTTTGAAATCACCAACATCTAATTTAATATCTCCAATAAGTTCACGGACGTAATCTGGTTGTAATCTGTTAAGTGCCATTCCGCCGCCTTCAATTAATAGTTTACCTTTGTGATAAATTTGAGGCATTGTTTTATGCCCTTCATTAATCAAAAATTCACGAGCTTCTGGATTTTCTGTAATATCGATTGTCTCAAATTCAAACTCATGTTTTGTTAAATATTGCTTTGCCAAATCGCAGTAAGGGCAATAAGGCTTTGTGTATACTGTGATCATTCTTCCATCAACTTTTTCATTAACTTGGCTTCTTCAGCCTGCTTTTCAATTGTCTTTGGGACAAACAAAAAGACAATACCAACAATAAATGGACTAATAAGTGCGGCGGCAATAGCCCATCCTACAGCATTACGTCCTTTTGACTCTGCCCACTTATAAATTAAGTATACGAATAGTGCCCAAAAGGCAATTGTTAATAGTAGTTCCATTATAGACTAAATCCTTTAAATGTGTCTTCTGTTACATCTTGTTTTGTGCCACCGTTGATGTAACTTGTAATTTCTGTTTCTTGTGGCGCAACTTGTACTTCCGCACCAGCAATCCATTTTTGTGTCCAAGGTAGTGGATTACTTGCTTGATTGTAAATTTTAGGAAGGCCTGCGTTGTTCATACGCTTCATTGCAATGTGTTCAATGTAGTCACACAACAATTCACGATTTAGTCCTAGCATACTACCGTCTTTAAACAAATAGTCAGCCCATGCTTTCTCTTGCTCTACGGCATCAGTAAACATCTTGATGCATTCTTCTTCAGTTTCTTTTGCTATTTCCGCAAAAACAGGATCATCTTTTTTAAGCGTTTTAAGAAGTAACTGTGTACTGCCCAAGTGAAGATTTTCGTCACGAGCAATAAACTTAATGATTTTAGCATTACCTTCCATCTTTTTGAGTTCGGCAAACGCCCACGAGCAAGCAAATGATACATAAAAGCGTACTCCTTCTAAAATATTTACACTCATAATAGCAAGCCAAAGTTTCTTCTTAAGTTCACGTAAATCAACAACAACTTTCTTGCCATTGACTGTATGTGTGCCTTCACCTAGTAAGTTATAGTAACTTGCTGCTTCAATAAGATCGTCGTAGTACTTTGAAATGTCTCCTGCACATTCTAAAATTTCTGGAATATCCATTAGTTCGTCAAAAACGATACTTGGGTCGCTGTACACGTTACGAATGATATGTGTGTAACTACGTGAGTGAATAGTTTCACTAAATGTCCAAGTAATAATCCAGTTCTCAAGTTCCGGCAAACTTACAATACTACCAAACGATTCTGCAGGTGCACGACCTTGTACACTATCAAGTAGAATTTGACGCTTTAAGTTAGACGTAAAAATGTGTTGTTCATGTGGTGTTAGATTTTTAAAGTCCTTACCATCACGATATGTATCTACTTCTTCAGGTCTCCAAAAGAACCCCAACTGCTTATCTGTAAATTTATCAAAACTAGGATACTTCATTGTATCATAACGTTGAATAGTAACGCCACCAGACGGGTCGAGAAACGCCAGGTTATTTGCTTGACTGCTTTTATTTGTTGTATTAAATACTGACATTAATTTTCCTTTTAAATGACGCAGCTTTCACAGGCTTCGTCTTCTTCATTGATTGTAATTTGCTCTTCGATGTTTATATTAGCACTTTGGTCCATTTTGTCAACATCAATTTCACCTGCTCCGTCATATGTGTTAAAGTAATACAGTTGTTTACCTCCATATTTGTAGAACATCATTAAGTGTTGTAACATGTTGCTCATTGGGATCTTTTCATCTGGAAAATGCTGTGGATTATAGCTAGTATTAACCGATATGCCTTGGTCGATATACTTTTGTAGCACTGCCATGATCTTTAGATAACCTTCAGGACTGTGTTGATCCCACAGCAATTCGTATTTGTTTTTAAGATGGTGAATTCCAGGAACAACTTGCTTTAATACACCATGTTTTGATTGCTTAACTGATACTAATGAACGTGGAGGTTCAATACCGTTTGTAGCATTACTAATTTGTGCACTAGTTTCTGCTGGCATTAATGCCATTAGTGTGCTATTACGAATACCTGTTTCTTGTAACATGCCACGTAACCCGTCCCAGTTCATACGCTCTACGTGTGGTACTAGTTCATCAACATCTCGTTTGTAGGTATCAATAGGAAGGATACCATCACTGTATTTTGTTTGGTCATTCCACAAACATGCACCTTGCTCTTGTGCAAGTTCTGCACTTGCTTTAATTAAATAATAACTCCACGCTTCTGCATATTCGTCAATCATTTCTAAGTCTGGGTTGCTGTATGTCATTCCATTTTTAGCCATCCAATATGCTAAGTTGATAATACCAACACCTAGCGGTCGGCGACCCATTGTAGCCATTTTTGCTGCAATTACTGGATAATGTTGATAACTTAGTAGTGCATCAAGTCCACGTACTGCTAGTTTACAAATACGTTTAAAGTCCTTGGGTTTCTTGATATTACCCCAATTGATGGCACTTAATGTACATAGCGCAATCTCGCCATCAGGATCGTTAAAATCGTTTAATGGTTTGGTTGGCAAATCAATTTCACAGCAAAGGTTACTTTGACGCACTGGTGCCACTTCTTGTTTAAATGAACTGTGTGTATTAGCATTGTCTACATTCATTAAGTAGATACGACCAGTGTCTTTACGCTCGCCCATAAACTGACTAAACAGCTCTAGTGCTTTTACAGTTTTCTTACGTAGTCGTGTGTTACGTTCTGCACGTTCGTATAGTTCTTTAAACTTGTCTTGATCTGCAAAGAATGCTTCGTATAAACCTGGCACATCACTAGGTGAGAACAATGTAATATCTCCACCTGAGATAAGACGTTCGTACATTAGTTTATTAAATTGTACACCGTAGTCCATATGACGTACACGATTATCTTCTACACCTTTGTTATTTTTTAATACAAGAAGATCTTCTACTTCGTAGTGCCAAATTGGATAGTATAGTGTTGCAGCACCATTGCGTACACCGCCTTGACTACAACTGCGAGTTGCTGCTTGAAACATTTTATAGAAAGGAACAACACCTGTATGATAAGCATCACCTTTGCGGATTGGAGAACCTAGTGCACGAATACTTCCTGCACCGATACCAATACCTGCCTTTTGACTCACATACTTGACAATACTGCTAGTAGTAGCGTTAATGCTATCAAGACTATCACCAGTTTCAATAAGAACGCAACTACTAAACTGACGCTGAGGAGTACGAACCCCGGCCATAACAGGAGTAGGCAAACTAATGTCAAAGTTGCTAACAGCATCATAATAATCCTTTACCCATTTTAATCTTGTTTCCGGTGGATAGTCTGCAAATAGTGTAGCGGCAATAAGCATATAAGACATCTGTGGTGTTTCTTTAATCTCACCAGTTACACGATTTTGTACTAGGTACTTACCACGCCACTGCTCCATTGCAGCATATGTAAAGTTTTCGTCACGATCATGTTTAATATAATCGTTTAGTTCATTCCATTCGTCAGCAGAATAATCTTCAAGTAGTGCAGGATCATACCATCCTTCTTCTACATTGCGCTCAATAAGTTCTTTAATATGACAAGGCTCAAACGAACCATAAACATTTTTTCTAATATGGTAAACGATCAGTCTACCTGCTACCCACTGATAGTTTGGTGAATCTTCGTCGATTAGTTCACTTGCGCTTTTAATCAGAGTTTCTTGAATATCGCTACTAGTAATACCATTATAGAAATGCAAGTGGCTTTTAATCTCGACCTGACTAGGACTTACTCCGTTAATACCATCACATGCATAAAATACTACTTTGTGTAGTTTGTCTAGGTCGATGTCTTCCTTGCTTCCATCTCTTTTGGTTACTTGTATGTTACTCATGTCTGCTTCCTTAGAATAATAGTATTATTGCCGACAACATAATTGTTACGACAGATTTTATTTTATAATGTTTTTAATTTCTTGGCGATAACCTATGTTACAGCCTTCGGTTGGTAATGTACTTATGACACCATGCTCATAGTTAAGCAAGTGTTTATTGTCGATCAATGTGCACAGTCGCTGAAAACTTTCACCAAAGCATGTTACATAAAGTAACTCATTTGGTATCTCTGAGTTTGCATAATATATTGTATAACTCATGCCCAAGGCCAAACTGTTTTCACAAAAATCTCCTTGATGTAGCATCTCCCATGGGGTTGGCCACTGCTCACTGTTAACAGGGTCAATAGCCAAACTAACAAGTGGGGCACTTTGCCACCACTTAATGACAGTGTTACAAACTTCTGTAATGTTATCTGTGTCAAGGCTTTTACGGAATTCACGCCACATAGATAGTCGTTTTCTAGGCGATTCATACCATGCCCTGTGGTCTAGTTGCTGTTCCAAAGTTGATATGTATACTTAAATGTTGCGTTTGCGTTGTCGTTATCTGTGTATTGCAGTTTTAATGTGTTAGTGATACTAATGTCTGCATTAAAGACAATGTCAACGGTTGATGTTTCTGTGTAGTTGTCATCAATCATAACAGTACTTGCACTCGTGTCGGTACCAAAACGTAATTGCCCAGCACGAACGCCATTGGTTGATTCTAACGTATAATCCATAATTACTACATTGTAGAGTGATGTGTCAACAGCAAATCCTGTGTTTGCAAGATTTCCGTTTGCTGCTAAAGAAATGACATTTGGTATTGTTGCATGACGTATCATGTCAACTTCGCTATTAAACTGTGCAGTAATAACAGCGCCATTGCCTGGTGGAGTTGAAAATGTAAGAGTAGTACCTACTACACTATAATCACTAGTATTAACTTGTGACCCATCTAAAAATACACCACGAACATTGTTTACTGATATTGTCGTTGGTATGATAAACATGTCGTTAACACCATTGCCGGTGCCTATTGTAACTTGTGAGTTACCAATAAACAAACGATGATCGTCAAGTGCATATCCTAACTCGCCACTATCTAGTAACGGCAAGTCTGCAAAATTGCCTTGTCTAACTTTAATTTTACTAATACGTGTATCTGCCATTATAATTTCCTCTATAACATATTTATGCTAAATTATAGTACTCGGCTACTCTTAGTGCCCACTTTTCTTCCCATTCTTTAAACTCTTCAGGACCTATTTCAAATAACTGCCAGTCTAAATTTCTACTACACATAAAAATTGCAGCGTGTTCAATTTTAGTTTGGAACATTTCATTATGTGCCATACTATATGCTGCGGCTTGTAAAAAATAGTCGTCGATCCATTCACGCTTTTTAGGTTTATTCGTTTGTTTAAAATCCATAATTGCAGGCTTGCCTTTATACACACCAACCAAGTCAGTTGTGCCTGCATACAATCCTGGATAACAGAGATTAACTTCACTTCCCCATACTTCTTGCAAATGCGGCTCTACATTCTTTTTGACTGTTTCGGCCATCATTTCTGCTTGTAATATTTTTTGTCCAGCATAGTCTTCGTTCTTAACCCAACTTTCTAATATGTTGTGCATAATAGTGCCAACATTGGCTGCCTCAGTTGTAATCTCTTGTGCTTTTTTCTCACCCACACGTTTTTTCCAGTTAGCAAGTGCTTCACGTTTTTCTTTAGGTTTTGTTTTATCCAAGATAGTTGTAACACTTGGTACTGGATCGCCATAAGGATTTTCGTATAAACGCTTACCGTTTACACTTTTTCGTTTGAATTCACGATAGGGATAGGGGGAATTTATAGTTAACATTTACATAATGTAATACAACATTAAGCAAATGTCAATAGTTTACAACCCATTTAAATGTTTTATTTGTTGTTGTGTTTGTTTGTCGTTGAATATCAAATCCTAGATTGCTGAAATAATTTATTACATCATTCATTTCATCTGTGCTACATGGATCAGTGACTGATCCTTGCCAAACATTAAAATAAGCAACACTCTCAGGGTCTGTGGCTGTTTTTGTTTCAGCAGTGATGCCTAGTGCAGTATTTGCAGTTCCTGCACCAATTGTTACACTCCAAGTAGACGCCGCCGGTGCAGTGTATGTAATGACAAGTTGATTACTTGTATTTTTACTTGCTACTACTCCTGTCACATTTGCATCATTGATATCAGCAATAATACTATTAAGATTAAGACCAGTTGTTCCAAGAGTAATAGTTGAGTCAGCAATAATAAGTGTAGGTGTACCAGTAATTGTTGGATCCGCAACAGTTCCAGTTATAGTTATTGTTGCTGTACTTTTTGTCATTGTGGTTTCGGTAATCGTAATAGTACAGACACTACTTGCAGACGCTGTTATAATTTGCTTCATAATTGCGTACTGTTCTTCATATATAACAAGGTCATTACGTCTATTTTGGTTAGCTTGTTGTGCATTAATACCGAAACTCATAGTTTCTTATCCTTTTTACTAAGTTGTTTTGATGCCATTTTACTAACAGTTTCATCATCCTTTTTTTCTGAGTCCGGGGGTAACGCAGTTGTAAGTGTGATTTCATTTTTGTTAGCAGAACCAACAGCATCAATACTGTTCAATAATTTAACTAAACTACCCATGTCAATAAAATATCCGCCTGCCTCTAACTTTGCTAGTAGAGTTGAGGTTTTTAATTTAGTAATGCCACGTGCTTTAGCACGAACAACAAGTTCTTCAATGCCATTAAGCACATAGCCTTGTCCTTCATGTAGTAGTTCAGCTGCTCTCATATTATTTGCCTTGCAACTTTCTTTGCCTTTGAAGCCAGTTTGATAATACATCCCAACCTACATCACCTTTTCTTATCTCGGCTGTACGAAGACCTGAGATTCCAAACTTATCCCTTGAATTGGATTTCGGTTGTTGTGGCGCAGGTGGCTTTGGTACCATTACTCCTACTCCAGATTTTGGTAGTTTTTGTGTGTTGTCATGATGCATGTCGTTATAGTTTCGACCATAATATGGATCTTGCTCAGTTAAACTATTAATAATATCTAAAAACTGCTCTTTGGTAATTTTGCCTGCTTCTAGCATCTGGAATACACGGTCTTTGGCTTCCAAGAACTTTTTTTCTTTTAGTGCTTGGTCTTCCATTACATCAAGACTTTCTTTCATTTCACGTCCTGTTGCGTTAGCATCACCTGCGGCTGCTGAATCCGCTGCAAATTCATCACCCATGTCCATGTCATCCGCATCTGGTATATCTGCTACTGCTGGTTCCATACCCATGTCTGTTGGCATTGGTGCTGCAGGTGCTTCACCACGTGCTGCTAGTGTTGCATTTTCCAGTCCTTCTTTTGCTGCTTTAGCCTGATCTAGAAGTCCTGCTAATGCTGCATCCGCTGCACTATTATATGCTTCTGCTATTTCAAAACCAACTTGTTCTTTCATTGCATCAACAATTGGCATTAGCTTTTGTACTTGCATCTCTGCTAAGTTTTCCACCATTTTCTGTAGCTCATCAACTAGTTCTTGAGCTGCTAGCATAACTTCAGCTTGCTCTAAATCTGTTGATTCTTTAACTTTTGTTTTCATCGTTTTTCCATCGCTACGGCCTGGCGCAACTTCTTTAATATATGTTTTCAGGCTAGCTGAAATTAAGTTTAGTTTATTGTATGTTGGGTTTTCCCAATACTTCAGATCACTTTCTTTGATCTGTTGAATTTTTGCGTTTGTTGTTGTAAGCATACGCTCTAGTGTATTAGTGCTCATTTCACTAATATTAACATTGTGTCCAAAAGTATTTGCTAGGACACGATTAATTTTGTCAACACTGTGCGCTGCTGAGTTTAAATCGTTTAAATACATTTTCTTATTCCCCGTTATATAGTATATTTATAGTCTTTTCATTATTTTGCGCTTTGCTTCAGCGACTTTACTTTTTGCAGCGCCAGCTTTTGCTAGTGCAATATCTTCGTTTGGGCCGCCTTTTTTTGCACGACTCTGGTGCATCCAAGTTTCGTATAGTGCATTACAATATTCCATATCAAGTTTTTCTAATGCATCAATATTTGATCCGTTATGTGCAATATATCTTTTAACAATACTCATTGCAGTTTCAAATAAAGCCAAATCACGATGTATTACTTCATTGTTTTCGACAATATTATAAAAATTCTTTTTTCTACCAGCAAATTCTTCACTAATAATATCAATACGATAATTTTGTATAGTAATACTATCAGGTGTTACTGTTTGTGTCATTGCTACTTTTAAATTAACATCAGAATTTGCTGCTTCATTTAAGGCTTGACTAGTTTCTTCAACTTGTTGTAAGAGTATTTCTTTAAGGCTACGCTTCATCATGATTTTCCATAGTTGTTAATGTTAAGTTTATAGCCTGCTACACCACTATTTACAACCTTGTCTAACACGCCACGTGTTACTAGGTTTTGTGCAATGTATGATTCTCTTTCACTTAATTTTTGTTTTTCTAAAATCACATCTTCATTAAAATAGTGATCTAAAAATTGACTTTCTCTAATATTAATCCATGTAGGGAAACCACCTTTGGTAATTAATGCTCTCATCTTTGACCTCCCTCTGGTCCTGCTGGCGTCTGTGATTGTAAAAGTCTAGAAGGAATACCAGTTGGTGCTTTGCGTTTTCTTTTTTCTGAGCGGTATGATTGCTGTTGTGCAACGCCTGCTTCTCTGTTTGCATCAGCTGTCCTTGCATTGATACGAATGTTTTGATTTGTTTGCTTAGAATTAACCGATCGAGACATTGCTGTGCCTTGTCTTAGTCCATAACCAGATTCAATAATGTCATTTACTTTCATATCACTTTACCTTATTTAAACGCTGCACTGCTTTACTTGCTGGATTAAACCTTTTAGTTTTTTGTGCTTTACGAGCCATTCGTGCACCCATACGGGCTTTTGTTTTGCGCAACGTTATACGCTTTTTAATATCAATTGGCTTACTACACTGACTGGGATCACTCACAACTCTACCAGCACGTTGCCCAACTGCACAACGAAACTTACGAGCAATTTTATTGCCTTTGCGAGCCCATACAAGTTGTGCTTCCACAACAGGCTCCTCTGATGTAAATTCATTTAAGTTCATAAAGTTATTTATCGGAAATTACATTGACATTAACAGCGTAACAACCACTGTTAATACTCCTGCTACGATGGTACCGCCAGTACCCATCATAATTTTATTTGTTGTGTTTTGTGCTTTAATCATATCTTCACGGAGTCTGCCAAACTCACGTATATTGTCTTCACGCATATGCATGACAGATTTTTCGATACTATCTAATCTAGTTTCTATATTATTCACCTTCGATTCCAACACACGATACCTCTCGGCACACAGGTCAACGTGTGCTTCCAAATTTTCACGCTCGATCTGCGTGGTTGCAATTGTAGTTACTGACATAGATTCACTCTTCTACGGCTTAAATGCTTCTTAGCATCGTGTTGGTAGGAGCCTTGGTATGTTTGCCTAAATTTTATGCCTAGAAACAGACGTTATATAAAATATTTTCTCTGTTACATTATTATTTATCAAATCAATCATGCTTATAAAAATACACGTTTATTACTTCTTTATTAAATGTCTCAAATGTAGCAGTTATAAAATTAACAGTTTCATTTAAATGTGGAGTAAATGCTACACCATCAAAGTCTGACTTTAAAAAATACACTGGATCATTATTTTGTTCATATACTCGACTGTGCTCTACTACAAAGTTAAATTTCCACACTGTATGTAGTCCTTTAAACTGGTTTCCAAAGCAGTAATTAACAAGATCTTGTGCATTTAACTGTTGTATAGAGTAGTCTATGGGTTGACTACGCAACCCTATTAGCTGTATAATTGTATTTAAATTTTGTTGTTGGTTATACTCTTGTATATTATTTGATTTAGAATTAGTATTTTTACTATTTGTAATGTCAACTAAAGTATAAGCCGTATATTTTTCAGTCAAATGTCACCTGTCGCTGGTATTACCACGAACTAAACTTCTACCAAACGATCTACCCATTGCAAATCCAGCTGCGCCACCTGCTGCCGCCGCTGCAGTCCTTACTGCTATCTTTTTGGCAACACTTGCTTTTTCTGCATTACTAACATTAGCTAAAATATAATTGTTTGCTTTTGAATATTGTTGTAGTGGCTGATACAATTCACTTCTAATAGCTTTTGTCTTATAAAACTGTAACAAACGAGTGTTTACCAATCTACGCTGAGATGGATTCAATTTTGCCCAATCAACACCCAGTCTACGTATACTTTTATAATTAGTTTCTTGAATTTTAAGAGCTCGTTCCAATTTCATAAACATACCACGGGCTTGTGGTGTTGAGTTTCCTTTTGCTACTTGACGCAAATACATCTTTAATTCTTCTTCAGGCAGTTGTACTTGAGAATTGTTTGACAATTTATGTAATGCCTGATATAAATCTGTTCCACTTTGTTTATAATTTTTAAATTGGTTACTTTCGATAGTACGTTTAGCATAGGCTCGTGCAATAGATTGAGTCTCTTCATCGTTATTTAAAATATGCATAGAAATTAAATTTAAAAATGCAAAGTCTGCAACATCGCCAAGATCACTTGTATCGAGTTGCTTACGAGTTCGATACATAGTGCTTTCTGTTAAGTCATTTACAAAGCTGAATGCAGGAGTGTCATCAATGCTGTGACCCCCTTCAATTGCTGCCCATTGTTTTGCTGTGTATTTTTCTTCCATAATAGTATTTACCCGATTTTAAATTTGTGTCTTGGGACCAATTTAACTTTGTCACGAGCTGCTACATATCCCTCACCACCACTATCACCATCAATGTGTGCAGTAACATCCATTTCTGCATTATCAAGTTGTTCAATAACATTATTTTTAAGATTTTGTATTTTTAGTACTAAATCAAAAAGCAAAGGAAAATACTTGCTTTCTGGCATTGCAAGGATCTTTGCTTGCTTGTTAGGGCTTACTTTACTATTTTTCAACCAATCATTAAACCCAGTTGTAAGTTCATTCCAACGTCCTGCACGACTCATTTGGTTTACATAAGTGTAGATAATATTTGGAATATCACTTAATCCTGGCTTGGCTGACAACAATGAGTCAATTGCATTTGCATTTTTCTTAACTACAGATTTAAGATTGTTAACACTGCTTACATCTATTTTTGGAGGTTGCTGTGCCAATACTGGCGGCATAACAAACAGATTGCCCTCACTTAGTGATTTTGGATCTGCTTGTGTTACATTTCCATTTAAATCTGTATGAGTATGAATAACAACACCAGCTGTACTGCGAGCAATACGTTTGCCTATATTGCTGTCTGTTTTGACTGAATATGTAACTTTATTAGGCTTAAAAATAAAGTGTCCGTTATCTACCGCTGGTTGTGATTTATATAATAAATCCCCATGTATAAAACCAGAAAAGCCAGATGGTGTTGCACTTTCAAATGCATCCCAAACATTGGCCATTGCTTGTGCATACGCACGCCTGTTATCGTCTACTTCTTTGCCTCGGTTTAAAATCATACTTTGTAATGCATCAGCTGACTTAACACGGCCGTCATATGACTTGCTGCCAAATCCTGCAATATCTGTTAAAATAAAATCGCCATTGGCGTCTCTGCCGAATATTACTGCAGGAGTACCATCCCATTTAATACTAACATCACTGACATCACTACCAAAACGCTCAAGTATACTTAATGCTTCCATAGCACCAGCAGAGCCTTCAATGAAAGCAAGGTCTTCCAAGTGTTGTAGATTACGTCCTACCTTAGATTCAGTGAGTATTTCTTTTGCTCGCATTAGTCAAGTTCTTTCCAATTTGGATCACTTCTTAAGTCAGCTAGCATCGCTTCACCTGCTTCTTTGCCCAACGCTGCCATAATAGCTTCTACGCTGCCAATATCTTTTCCGGAGGCATTCGGGCCGAGTAATGCTTTTGCTACTTGTTCGATGTTGTCTGTTACTAGATCGGCTTTTTTACCGTTAGCATCTCTGCTAAACAAACCTTGGTATGGTGACCAAAGCATGTTTTGTTTTTTAGCAAGATATGCCATAGCAATTTGTTTGTTTACACCTTTCCACTTTGAACCTTGTGGAATTGTATGTGTATGGAATTTTGCTGCATTGGCTGCATTAGGAACAACCATAATATCTACTTGGTGTGCATGGTCGCCCATTGGCACTTTAACATGCACACTTGTACCAGATTGTGCTGTTTCTAATCCAGCCATGTCAAATGTTTGACGTAATTTTTTACGAATATCTTTATCAGGAGAATCTAACATATCATACTCTTGACGCAGTTGGTTTACATCTACAATCATATCCAAGTCTCCGCTGACTTTTCCTGGAGTAGGAGTTGCACCACTACCAATGGGAATCGCTTGTGCATTAACTTTTTGTAATACACCGTTGATAACTTTCATAATACCAGGAATCATTTCGTGATCAAATCCCACAGTACCGTCAAAGACATTACCGCCTTCATGCAAGTGCAGGTCTTTTTGTCTTAATCTTTTAATTCGGCTACCACGTCTGACTTTACGCTTATAATTCCCGCCCAGGATGTCTCGAATCTTCAACTTTAATAATCCCTCTTTTGAATTTACGAGGATCTTTTGTTCTAATACTGTTAATAAGTCGCTTATTTAAATCTGCAGCAGTTTCAACATCAAAAGTTTCATTAATTAATTCAATTAAATTAATTGCAGTTACTATTACTTGTTCAGCATTAGATTCGACAATTTGTTTCTTGTCTCGACGAGGAGACATTGAATTAATTTCTTCTAATATAGATCTCGTTTTTCTTTTCATAATAGTATTTATAAATATTGTTGCTGAAACATTAACGGATAGCACTTATGGCACTTTTGCATTTCCTGATTACGAACTTAGGATCCATTGCTAATAAGATAATGAAAACAACAGTGGTGGCGGGCAACACACAGGCTTACTTTTTTGGCTCATACAGGCTCAAACTTATTGACTCCTAAAGGCTAGGCCCGTTGTTCAAAATCATATATAGACTAGATAAGGTCAACGGCGTTATTGTTTCAGCAACTATTCCCTTCGTTTAAGTAAATTGTTTAATCTGTCTGCATTATTAACTGCAACAGTTGTTGATTGAGTAACTTGCTCTCCAGCTGGGCTTACACTTGTTTGTTTATTTGATTTTAAACTTTGATAAATGCTGGCTACTTGTCCTTCTTCGCCTTGTTCATCTTCATCCAAATCAGTAATACGAAGTGTATTCATGTCGTAACCTAAATCTAGTTTACTACCAACACCACTACTTGAACGTGTTTTCATAAACTGTATTTGCACCCTGCCACGCTCACGCATTGCACGGCTGCTAAAGATACCGATCAAGTTGTCTGCTGTATTAATCTTACTAATACCACCTGCAATGTGGCTGTGGTCAAACTCTACTTCGTCAACTGCACCACGGTTAAGTTGTGATGCTGTAACAAATAGAATATGTAGTTCAGTTGCCAGGTTACGTAACTCTTCACTTACAAACTTGTCTTTAATAAACTGATCACTTGGATTTACTTTTACTGTTACCGGCATCATCAAGTCCAAGTAGTCAACAAACAATGCATCTACTTTAATGCCTTTTTGTATTTGATATTCTTTTAAATATGCTTTAATATCATTAACTGTACTGCCATTTGCCATTTGTATAATTTGCAATACGCCTGCTTTTTTACTTGCCATTTTAACTTTAAGCTCAACGTCACTTGGATTTTTCATAACGTCTTTAGTGCTCATATTAGTAAGCATGGCGTCTAGTCGCATACTGCACAGTTCTTCACTAAGTTCCAAACTTACATAAACAACGTTCTTACCAGCAAGTGCCCAGTTGAGTGCCATGTTCTGCATAAACAAACTTTTACCACTGCCCGAACCACCTGCAAAGATATTCAGTTCGCCTGGATTAAATCCGCCATACAATACTTTGTCCAGACTCTCCCAACCGGTACTGTTTTGTCCACGATTGTCTTTAATAGTTTGAATACGTCCTGCGGGATCATCCCAATAGTTAAGTCCAAAGTCTTTAGCAAGTCCAATGCTAACAGCATCTTTAATTAGTTTTTCTACACTACCATATTCATTGCGTTCAAGTTTGTCAGCACTAGCAAGGATAGCACCTTCCAGTGCTTTGTGTCTACAAAACTTTTCGTATTCATCCATAAACCATTTTTTATGGTCATCTGTCACTTTGTTAGTAATGTCGTCAAACTGCTGACTTGTTTTTGCAGCAATTTGTTCATGTGTGGGTAAGTCACCATAACCGTCTACGTGTTGTTGTATAAAGTCCATAACAGGCTGATACTTACGTGTAAAGTATTTGCTTTGTGTAATAGCATTACATCTAACAAAGAGGTCTTTCTCTGCTAACAAAAACTCAATATAAAGTTTTTGTAAATCGTCTGTATACTCTTCACTCATTTAATTTCGCCTGTTAGCTTCTTAGCAATATATTCGTTACGGGTATATACCATGCGCCAGTCTTTACTTTTGTGTGGCACTGTGCCATTCATATCCATTGTTATAACGTACTCGTAATAATTTGTCAACCAAATCCGTTCATTGGTTATATCGCTACGTTTAGGTAGCCAAGCAAATCGTTTGACCCATTCGCTTTGTAAATCTGTGTATGCACTTACATGTTTCACTCTTTTATAAAAATCCTCATCTCTAATATTGTAATCATCTACAATAGGATTTAGCAAGTAACTGGATCTTTGTTGAGTTGCTCTCTGTACTTTCAATTATACTCCTTACTGTAAATAATCTACCATATTTTTGCACTGCATCGCCAGCGTCTTTACATCCCTCCCAAGGAGGAAAACTTACACTCCAACCACGCTTGAGTGCTGCCTTAACTAATTCATTACCAGCTTTATCAGCATCTGGTACTACAATAACTTCTGTTTTTAAACTATCAACTACATCACACTGTGTCATACTAGGTGTGTTGCCTTGCATTGCAACACCGCCAGTAACAAGTGCATCAAATTGACTTTCAGTGACTATGGTGTACTTATGATTAGCCTGTGCATCAACATTGTATACAAAATGCTTGGGACTCTTCAAGTAATACTTGGGCGTTTCTTTATTTGGTGTCTTTCCAACCCAACGTGCAGTATATCCTACAATTCTTTCTTCATAGTAGAATGGTAATATTATACGGTTACTGAAATGTTTAAACGGGCTCCAGTGCCAGTCATTATAAAAACTTAATCCACGTTCTTGAACATACTCACATGCTGATATAAACTTATCCAGTTCTTGATCAGTTAATACACTAGTGTTAACTTCCGACAACCTTTTGCTGTCTGGAGGCAGTGGTTCTTCATGCCAGTTTATTTTTACTTCACGTGGTGTATCTTGTTTAATAAACTGGCCTGCAATGTCAGCTTCTTCTTGCTCTTTAAGCAATTCAAAATTGATACGTTGTATTTGTGCAGTATCAGCGCCAAACTGTACAAGTAATTCTTGTAGTCTACCATTTATTTTTCTACCAGGCGACCAACCAGTTTTAAATCCACAGTTAAAACAATTGTATTGTACTTTGTCATCAGTAAACATAAGCCCGCCACGTTTACGGGTATCAGCACGGTGCCCACGTGTGACACACATTGGACAGTTTCCACTGACCCAACCACTAGGTGTATACTTCCAACCGCCAGGCAACGTCTGACGAACAAAATCTAAAACTAACATATAGCTATATTACGCTCTATATAGGATTTTGTCAAGTGTTCCTGTGTTTCCAACATCAGCTACATAGCGGAAACGAACCCACATAAACATGCCATCCCATGTAAACGGAACAACACCTGATGCACTTGTAAATGTCCAATAGTTGTTTGAGTTTTCTGGATCAAGTTGTATTTCAAACCAATCACGTTCTGCTGGCTGTAAATCCAGTGTTCCTTCTGCATATAGTTTTCCACTAAAATTAGTAACATATACTGCGGCAGTATTTGTGCCATCACTGTTAAGAGTTTGTGCAGTACTTGCTAATTTTGATCCAACATTTCCAGGGTTAGTAAACTGGCTTTCTTCTAAACTCTGCTCAATTTGTAGTCCAGGAGCAATTTTAATTTCAAGAGTATAGTTTATTTGAAATTGAACAGTGTCACTTGTTAATCCAAATTCATTGCCTTCACTATCAGTATAAGTAATAGTTAGATCGTAAAGACCAGCAGACAAGTTATCTACGTCTGTTTTAGTTAAACGGAGTAATAAAGTACTGTTATTGTAATCAAAGAAAGATAAGTTTTTTGTGACACGAACTATATTATCTGAGCGTGAAACAATTCGAGCTGTAAATGTTTTGTTTACTAAGCTAACTGCTTTACGAGTTTCGCTGATTACAGAAAACAAAATATCGGTATCGATACCGGTATACACAACAAAAGGATTGTAGTTATTTGATGTGCCATAATAGTTTGTACCAGTTCGAATTGGCAAAACAGAAGAATTCGTGCCGCTACGATTGGGTATTGTAAATTGAGCTTTTTGATTAAAGCTATATGATGTACCTTGATATGCCATTAGATAATTTCTCCACTAGTATTTATTTCGATAAGTAATAATAGGATGACACATATACCACAAAAATATCAGAAACTACTGGAAAATTTTCCATTTCTAACACTTATTTCGTATGGCGGTAATGAATATGTTGGCATTATGCAAAATCTTGACCAACAAATGGCAAGTATGTATTGCTTTGAAAACATTAAAAACGCTAACGATAAAAGAGATTTTTTAGATCTAGGTGAAGAATGGTGGTGGGGAACAAATCGAATGATCCCTATCAACATTATTTTTAAAAGCCGCTGGGAAAAATTTAGGCCCACGTTAGTTACTTTCAGTCTTAAAGACTTTGAAGTAATACATGGACCAACTATTAGTTTAAGTAATATAATTCAAAAACGTGTTAAAAGAAGAAATATACAACTAGTTAGAAAAGTTAACTAGTTCTAAGTGTAGTATTCTTTTGCGGGTCAACTGTTCGTAAACGTCTGGCTGTTGTTTTTTCGGCTGCATGTAACAATAACCCACGCCTAATTTTATCACTGTGATTTGGCATAGTGCTATGAAGAACTCTTGGGTGCCAACACACAAAACTTCCTTTTGGTCCTTGATGTTGTTTATAATTATCCATAAAGAACAAGTCAAATACGCTCTTGTCTGCATACAAGTTTTGATAATAATCATATATGTATTTGTGTGACCCTGGAACATATCCTGTTGCACCATTGTCTGGTTCAAAGTCACAAAGCATTACCATAAATTGTAATCCCAACAGACCTTCTGTATATTTAAACTCTTTGAATCGATAAGGTGTATCAATATGTGGACGTACAAAATTCATACCTGGATGTAGTACAATAAAGTCACACATATACCATTCCCAATTGCCGGCACCAAATGCAGCATCTGCACACTTGCCCAATTCAGGTTTGATTACATTATTAATAAAATGATTTTCTTTTGGTTCATCTGTCCAATAGTAAGCCCAGTCAATTTTATCTATTTCTTCTTTGGACATTTCCTTGATTGTTTCCCAACCAAACCATTTCATATTTTTGTCATGGCCACGCTCTGGTGGAAATGTTTCTGCATAAGTGTTTAATTCTTCAATACACTCAGGATCAAATCTGGCTTCCCACATTGTAAATCCATTGTCATTGATTTCTTCTAAAAATTTTTGTTCATTCATATTAATATCCTAATTTTTCACAAATCAAGTTCATATGCACTACACAAGCCATTGCATACGAAAATGCGTGTGCTTTTTTAAAGTAATAACTGCCATTTTCTGGTTTAGTCCAAACCTCACGATTTATACGGTCCCAGTCCACGTCTTTTGCCAGGTATCTTTTTGATGGACGAATAATAGCTAACACCGCGGCGAGTTGTTCTAAACTGGATGGTTCTAGTGTACTTACGAGTTCTTCGTTTCCGCTTAAATGGAAAACTTGAGAGGTAAACTCTGGATGCTTTAATAGTTCCCATATCGGTTCTCTTTCCATGAGTTCTTTTAAATGTGCTTCGCTTTTTATATCTTTATATATGCTAACATTGAGCATGTCTAGTTTAAAGAATCCTGCTTCATCTGCTTCTTTGTGATCTAGTGTGCATAATACTTTAAACGGATCAACAGGAACACGATGACAATATACCCCTGTGTTGTGTTTACGATTTTTCAAACGTGCTGGTACATGTTTAATTTTTGCTAGTATTTGATCTCTGTTAGCAAAGTCAATATCAATATCAGGCATCAACTGTCTCCAATTTAATCATTCATTATTTCTCCATCATCATTATTTGTATAACGTATACCTAAATCAGGCTGTACCCTTTTTTCCATGTGTTCTTTACAACAATACCAAATAGTTTTTCCTACTTGTTTACCGCATACTGCATCCATTGCTTGATAGTCTCCAACACTATTTTTAACAAATAGTATATGATGTTTGTTACACTTATCCATCTAGTATCCACATTTTTGAGCAGTAGTAACATACTGCTTTTGGTTTTTGTTTAGTTACTAATATACTAAACAACGGGTGTGAATCATCATCACAATACCCTTGCCATGGTTCGTCTAAATACACTTTTTCTTTTTTTGCGACTAGTTTTTCAACTTCTTTACGTTTGGCTTCACGTTCCTGGTCAGTTAAATTATATTTTTTACGTTTAAGCATCAACAGGTTCTCCATCAATTATGTGTCTTACCCATGCTGCATCTTGCGGTGCTTGTTGTGTTTTTTTGCCCCAGTGGCCTGCATCAATTGCATTGGCTACTCTGTTAAAACATTCTTCGTTCATTGCATTTAATGCAACTTGTGCACGAGTGCTACAAATAACTATCCATGGACTTATTTTGCCAGACTCCACCCAGTCTGCAATTACATATCCACCTGCACTTTCCCAGAATGTGTCAAAGTAAGACGTCTTACTTGCATGTTCTACAAAACGTTCTAATGCTCTATCCACTGTTTCTTTTTTAACATGATCTCGTACAAATAACATATACATACGATCAGTTGGCCAATCTTTAAGTTTTGCTTGTTTACGTACTAGCCAACGAGTGTATGCTTCTGTGTCAATGACACGAGTATTAATGCAGTAACTTCCATATTTAACAAATGCGCTGAAAAACTGACTGTCTACAAAATCCTTATATTCCTTAGGCTTATGTTGCATACTAAGTCTATAAAACAAGTCAAATGCAGTAAAGCCAGCTATTGTTTCAGGAAATTCTTTTGAGAGCCAGCGGCGTTTTTTCTCACACGTGTGAGCAAGTAATGTACTTTCACGTTTGAATTCCTTTCCGCAATAATCACATTTCATTTAATGATCTCTTTAATCTCTTTTTTGGTCATTCCTTGTTGTTCCATAATATCAACAAATGAGTCTTTTCCATTTGTTTCTACTAACAACTCAAGTTCTTCATCACTGTATTCAGGATATTGTTCAGATAACCAATTCATAAACTTGTTTTTTATAACACCTTTACCAGGAGGAAGCCAAGGATGAAACTCATTACGACCACTGCCTGCAAGTTGTAACAGATAGTGCTGTAATTGTGGATGATGACGTAGCGTATTAAAGTTTAAATTAGTAAACTCATTTACTAACATTAGGTATTGTGCTGCATTTACACCTTTAACACTACTAGCATAACGCATTTGTACCCACAGTTGCTTGTCATATTTTTTACGTTCATCCTCAGACAAACTCTTGTACCAGCTTCTATCTCTGGTATCAATAGCTCGCATTTCATTTTTAAGATCTAGCTTACTCACCACAAATCATCCGTACTTAGTATATCAGGCAGTTTAGCAGTTTCTTTGACAAAGTAAACACATTTCGGATTGTTTTTTTCTTCAAGAGGTACTGCTAGTATGTGCCCGTATTTTAATTTAGGAAAATACCATTTTACCTCCTGGTAAATATTTACAATTTCAACTTCTATAAACTCTGGCATAAATCCTGTAATTGGGTTAAATACAAACCCTTTAAACCCACGGTCATTTAGACTTGTTATTGGTAGTATTTCAGGATCTCCAACCATGGGATCACAAACAACCAAGTTCCAATCTAATGGAACCCTTACTGTATTTTTACCAATTTTTAGTACTGCCGCAGGACAACTAAAACTTTCTAAAAAAACCAGCGGAACGAAAATATAATCTGCATTATCTTTATCGCTATAGTCTAGAACACAATATCTAATGTCTTCTATTTCTTCAGGAACATATTCTAAGTCATAGCACTTGTTTTCTACTGTTAATATTTTCATTTAAAATCTACTTTCTCTACACGGAAAGGATAGTTCGCTTCACGGTAGTATTTTTTACGTTCAGTCAAATGTCGTTTGCTAAACTTTGCACTGCTAGTAATATCCCATATTTGGACACTGTCTTTGTCTTGTGCTTTACGTATTCCCCGTCCTATTGATTGAATTACTCGAACAAATGACTTACCAGGTTCAATGAGTACCAAGTTAAAAATGCGAGGAATATTAATACCAACAGCCGCAACACCATAGGTTGCAATAATAATTTTATTGTTTGCTTCACTAATCTCATCATACTCATCTTTCCTGTCAGATGTTTTCATTGAACCACTAATAAAAACAGTGTCGTCTCCGAGACGTTCTACTAGCCCTTCACCTGCTTTAAGTCTATCAACAAGCACAAGTGTATTTCCACTAGCTGACATGTTTTTAATCATTTCACTAATATAGTCTAAACGATTTTTGTCAGTTGTCAAGTATGTAAGCTCGCTCTGATAGTTACCATAATTAACTGTGTCTTGCAACTGCATAATGTTAACATCACACTGTGCTAGTACACCTTGATCTTGTAGTTCACTTGCTGCTAGTTGGTGCACAACTTCTCCTAAGCCTACTTCTAAACTTAATCGTTCGTGGTCTGCTTTAGGTATAGTACCTGTTAGTCCCCAACGAATAGGAACATTACGGAAACTACCTGTTAACAGTTTCTTTAGTACGTCTGCCTTTGCTTGGTGCACTTCGTCTACCATAACGCATACTACATCTTCTGCAAAATCGTCCAAACTCATTTCACTTTCACCATCACGAAAACGTTTTTCGATAATGTTCAAACTCTGCCATGTACAAATGGTATGTGTTTTACCATACTCTTTACGGTCACCAAAGTATACACCTACATCTAGTCCCAAGTTGATATAGTCTGCTTCTGTTTGTGTAACCAAGTCTTTGTTTGGTACAATAACAATACTACGCCCATAAGGTTCTATTAGGTTACTGAGTGCAGCGGTCATCAGTGTCTTACCAGCGCCTGTTGCAATCTCTTGAATACTTTGTGTGTTATCTAAAAACTTATTGATAATTTCCACTTGGTAATCACGCAACATTACTGGGGTTCCAGCCGCTGGGTGTTTATCAGGCCAAGTTCTGGCACTAAAATGGTCCTGTGCAATTTGTTGAAAGTCAAACTTCCAAATGGTACGCTGATCCTCTACATTAAGCTCGTATCGTTGTTCTTGTAATATAGGAATAATATGTGGCAATGCATTTACAAACGTGTTGCCCCCCATAGTAAAAAAACTCACACAGCCGTCCCAACGCCCTAGTTTGTATGCTGGTACGTGTCTTGCATAAGGCAAAAAGAACTTTAATTTTTGTTCACACTTGCGACGAGTCTGCAAATCAAGACCTTCAACTTTACAGTTTACTTCGTCTTTAAGAATAATTTTACACTTCATATATTAATATTATACTATACGTTAATTTTTGTCAATCGTACTATAAGTACTTAGTGAAAAGAAGAGCCGGTAAAGTGTCTTACTTTACCGGCCCAGTTAAACCCAACGGTGTGAGTGAGAGTGACGCAGACAGAGGAGGTCCACCGTTGGACTTTTATTTTATCGGCCTCGTTTCATGCAGGTCATTTCTACATAACGTTGCCATTTATTGCCGTTCATTTTTTTGAGATCGGCAATCTTTAGTACCATACGCAAGCTCATTTCACGTAGCTTACTACGGTTATCAAAAATGAACTCCAGCAATTGATCTTGCTCTTGACTGGAGAACATATATTCTTGCAGCATACCGTCTTTGACGATTTGCTTACAGCGCAAAAATTTATCACGCATAGTATCTAGCGTCAGATCTAGATAGTGACAACGTGACATGATAGCGTCCAAGTGGTCTTTAATTTTACCACGAGTTGCTTCAAACTTTAGGTTTGTGATAAAGATAATAGAACCTTTAAACTCAAACCGATCTGGAATTCCTTCACGGCGTAACACTGTACTTTCTGAACGCCAGCTTAGGAAACGCTTTGGGCTACTGTCTAGTGCAGCCTTTAGCAAGTTGAGGCTAGTTTCATCATACAATACGCTATCACAGTCATCTAGTACAAGTACACTACCCTCATTGGCATATTCAAAGAGCAGTTTATACAAACCAATGGCAGACGCTGCGCCCTTTTCCATACCATACTTACGACCCGTGTTGCCAGAACCTCCAGACATTTTGTTCATCATTTCAGCTTCACGGATAACTTTCTCAACGCCGTATGATTTGCCAACGCCCGGAGGTCCAGTAACGACCATTCCACGGACAACGCCATCACAACTTGCGTAGCTCATGTCTTCTAAAATTTGAAAACGCTCACGCAGACGTTCAATAACTTCTTCATCTGTTTCTTTCTTTTCCTCGGCTTGCAATTCAATATCGTCTTTAGTTTTTACTTTGATACGAATGTTACGCTCAGGATAACCATTTTCACCAGTACCAGCAACAGTAACAAAACTACCGTTTTTGCCTTTACTAACACCTTTTACAAGTGTAAATACTTCATTTGTAATTGGCATTTTATTGTACTCTCCAGTACGGATCAAAACTTTTTGCATGGTCTCTCACTCCATAAATTGTTTCTACACCACTTTGATAACACAGTATGAATACCGTGTCAACACTTTTCTTCAATTTTTACGTAATTAAATACAGTTTCTTTACAATTACTGAATTTACTTACGTCATGTTGCTTTACTTTACCAGTTAGGGTTATCTGACGAGATTCAAGAATTCCAGCAATGTCAGGTTCTTTATTAAAGAAGAACTTAACAATGTTTTCTTCTTGGGTAATACAAGTTACCAAATGTATGCCATACTTTGCAATAAACTTGACGTCTTTAACTAGTACATTAATCCGCATACGTTCGCCAATTTTGCCAACAAACTCGCTTTTATTACGCATATCGTCAAACCAATCATCCAGTCCTTGACGTTTTTTCTGGACACGATAACTGTTAGGGAGACTGGCAAGAATACTAACGCCAAAAACATCAGTTGTTTCGTTACTAATTACCCTTAGCACACTGTCTTCAAAACTGTTGAGTTTTCCCATAAGTTTCTTAGCAATTAGCTCATCACGAAAACTATTTCTAATATTAGAAGCTTCAGTATTCACTTCATCAGTAAATTCTGGAAGGCTTATATCTCCTGACAAATATTGCATAACTGCCGTCTTGTTATCAGTGACGTTTACATCATTTTCGTAGTCATAATATCCATAGCCACTTTTGATAAAGCCTTGTTGGCTATCAACTATGATTGACAATTGAAGAACTTGCTCAGTATTAAATGTAGGACCTTTACTGTATTTCATTACACTGCCTCCGCTACTGGAGAGCAAGCAACAGCCTGCTCTACTAGGAACTCACGATAGTCTTCGTCGAGCTCGTTCAACTCTTCTTGCCACTCGTCCCAGGTGATTACCTCAATTGGAAACTCCTTGAATGAGATGTTATTCTCAATGAACTTCGCAGCAACGAACGCCATAGCATCCTGCGGACGGTCTAGGTCACGAACGATGTACTCGTTACCACCTTTCATCTTCCAGTACGCATTGCCTGAGGCAAAACGGCCGTCTTCGCTGTGAGCACCATAGTTTTCCAAAATCTGTGTCTTAACTACGAACATGACTGTCTCCTGTTGTCTACATATATAATATAGTGACTACTAACCTAAATGTCAACTGAAAACATCAAAAAAGTTTTCAATGTTTTCAGTGGGTTGTAATTTTTTTTACATAGCGTAATTTTTTTTGTAATTGGCTACATCTCGCAAATACGTATCCTCATTATACGTAGGCATTTTTTGCCAGTATGCAATCTTACGCTCACACACATCTAGTTCTTTGCTTGCACGATGACGCTCTGCAAAGTCCTCGCTATTTTGTATGATGAATTTTAAGAAAAAGTAATTCTCAAGGTGCTTACAGATCATATTATTAGGATTGTAGCGATATGGATTGAAAGTTGCAGCACTGCGTTTCTCATTATCCTGGTAACATAAAAACATTATACTCTCCTCTGTTAATGTGAGTTTAGTATAAAGTCTGAAAATCAATAAATCAAGAACAATTTAGTATAGGTTTATAATACTTGTGTTTTTTCGTGTCCTACACGAACTTGTGGGTCTACATAAATGTCAATGCCCAGTTTGTGTGCATCCAAACACCATGAAACATCTTCACTGCACATGTCTTGTAGTCCATTACCCAAGTCTTGTAGCTTGGGAGCAAACCATGGATACTCCATTTGTTCAAACACGCCACGTTTTATTAGTACCCAGCCAAATCCAATGTAGTCTGCTTTGAATGCAAATTTACGCTGTTCCATTTCATCTGCAGTAATAAAACGATATGTACCATGTTCACGGAAATAATCGTCATCCATGGATTCTACAACAGGTGTTGTGCCTCCAGGTTGACTATACCAACCACTAGCAACGTCACAGTCCATGCTTACTAGTTTATCAAACTGTTGTGTGTTGAATATAATATCGCTGTCAATCCATAACATATAATCGTAGTGCTGTCCGTTCCATGGCTTTTGATATTTCCCACGTCCAACATCTGCACCTACTACTTTGCAACGAGCAAAATTAACCATGCTACTATAAGACTGGCTTAAAACAGGATTGCCACCACGTGATTTAATATGAAAGAATAATGCTAAGAAGTTTTTTAAAAACTCTCCACTGTATGATGCGCCAGGCATACACAGTACAATTGTTTTACCTTGGATCATGCAGCACTTTTATACCGTTTGATTGTTTCCTGTGTCATAACACCAGTAACCCAATTTTCTGCTGCATCTTCTACATAATGATAAGATTTGTTAGGATATTCAATTTCACCAATACGTTTTCCATATTCATAAAATTCCACTACTAAGATTTCGTCTGTTAAACCTATAACAGAATCTTTAACATTGTCGTCACTAGAAAAAGTTTTTATAATTTTCATTGGTTACTCCGGTTTCGTTAAACTTGCTCTACAAATATACGGCGATTCATTTAATTTGTCAATAATATCTACAGGATCTTCTATTAGTTTTCCAACTTCTAGCATTCCATTGTGAGCAAAATTTAAAATGCCCATTTCAGTAAATCCAACATCAGTTAATTCTTGTTTGTAAGTTTCATATTTTTGACGAGCGTCTGGATTCATACCTGCAATAGTGTTTACTCTGTTACTGCCAAATTCATCAAATCCGATTGGAAATTGAAAATTAAATTTAGGAGAAATTCTCATGTCAAGCAATTCAGGTATTCTAGTAGTATTTTCATTGAATAAAAATTCTTGCATTAACGGCGCTTCACTTCGATTACCAGTTGCAATCATTGTATTTAAATCTAAATATATTGACCCCCAGGGCACAGTTGCTACTGCATTTTCTGTATCATTGTTATAATCAAATACTTCAGTGTTGAACCCTTTTACTGGAATTAAATTAATAAAACTCAATTGGTATGACCGTGTTTTATAATCATCAATAAATGGCACATCGTTTTCAAAAAAATCAACCATTCTAAGATGCGGTGCTCTTATAATTGTTTCCCAATTATGAAATACAATTTGATTATATCTTTTTGACATATCAATTTCCCAACTTGCAGACCATGTTTCTTCATCTGTAACCATTTTTTTCAAATTGTAAGATGTTTGTCTATCATCAAGTATAGCGTTGGGATCTTGAACTGTCCAATCATCACTAATAGCGTCAGTAAATCCGACTGTAAAAATTAATTTATCGCTCATTTAAATGCCTTAGTTATGTGAATATTTATCACGATTTGTTATGGCGGAGGCTCAGGGATTCGAACCCTGGGAACGCTTTTGACGTTCGTCGGTTTTCAAGACCGGTGCATTCGACCACTCTGCCAAACCTCCATAATGGTCATCTATTTACTACTTTACAGTAAAATTGGCTGCAAAAGTCATTCTTTCTTTATCTAAGCCGTGCACCTCAGTTAAATGTGGCACAAAGGATTCGAATAACAATAACTTACCTGGTTCTGGCGCATATCCAGTTTCTTGTGTTGTTTCCATTTTGTAATTTTTAATTGGAAGTGTGCTATGTTTTGTAAAAGGATTTTTAAAAATTGTTCCTGCTGCACCGTCTGGTGCTTTTAAGTAATAGATAGCACTAATGTTCGAGTTAGGATGGGTATGTTCTTCTTGAAACTGTCCAGGCCCACTAGCATTAATCCATGCATGGTCGCATTTAATTTTAGATGGATGTGCATCTAAATGTTGACAAAATATTTTAATATGTCTCTCAATGCCTAGTATTAGTTTTCTAAAAGGCTGAGTATTTGCTAAACTCTTTTTATGATAAGACGACTTTACATCACAAAACCAACCGGCTGGCTTTTCTTCAAGTATATCACCTCTAAGTTCATCACACTTGTTTATTATTTTTTGATGATCGTCTTTGCTCACAACATCATATGCATAATATACAAGGGTTGGAAAATGAGCATTAATTCCAAAAGGTTTGTTCATTTAACTAAAATGTTTTTGTAACATTTCAATGCGATCTTCTGCTGCCGCCATTTTATCAAGTTCTTCTTGAATCGCTTCAACAATGTCGCTGTGCTCACCAATACCTACTGATTGATTCATATAAACCATAATGTTTGTTTTTGCACGTTCTAACTCACCTTCGGCGTGCATACGTGCTGCTTTGACTAGTTGTTCTTTCATTTTTTTTCTTCCTTTAAAATAGTATGTGTATATATTAATGGAGCGGACGACCAGATTCGAACTGGCGACATTTACCTTGGCAAGGTAACGCTCTACCAACTGAGCTACATCCGCATATGGTGGAGAATACCGGGATCGAACCGATGACCTATTGAATGCAAATCAATCGCTCTCCCAACTGAGCTAATTCCCCTTTATGGTCTCGGTGAATGGATTCGAACCACCGGTCTCCTGGACCCAAACCAGGCGCTTTACCAGACTAAGCTACACCGAGCTTTCTTTTGTCATTACACAAACGGCTTGCATACCTTGAGGAAAGTAGCCGTCCATGCCGCCTACATCTACTGATAGTTGCTCCCTTGCTTCAAAACATGTGTACATGTCTGGAAAGGTATACTTAGGACCATAAGCATTTACTACCATTGGTTCAGTACCATTCAGTATAATGTAAACTAAAACCCACATTGTGGTTCTCCTAATTGGCATCGGTGCAGGGAGTCGAACCCCGGCTTTCAGTTTTGGAGACTGACGTGCTACCATAACACTTCACCGACATAATGGTGCGGATAGAGGGACTTGAACCCCCACGCTGTAAAGCACTAGAACCTAAATCTAGCGTGTCTACCAATTTCACCATATCCGCATTATGGTGCTGGATGAGGGACTTGAACCCCCGACCCACTGATTACAAATCAGTTGCTCTACCAGCTGAGCTAATCCAGCGTTATCTTCTTACTCTGCAGTTAGGGCACCAATCATTGTGACCTAATTCGCTTTTACATTCTGTGCATACTTTATTCATAAGCATTATTTATATGGCGGTCGGACTGGGAATCGAACCCAGTCTACCCTTTCAGGTAGTACGGATTAGCAATCCGCTGCATTACCATCCTGCCCCCCGACCTTGGCTCCAGATGTAGGGATCGAACCTACGACCAATTGATTAACAGTCAACTGCTCTACCTCTGAGCTAATCTGGAACGTTAATTTATAATAGTATTTAACCTCTTATTTGTCAACATTTTTTTGGTGCTCCCGGTAGGATTCGAACCTACAGTCGACCCGTTATGAGCGGGGGGCTTTAACCGTTAAGCTACAGGAGCAAATTATGGTGCCCTCTCCC